ATTTCTGTAGGTATCTTCCCAGTCACCACGGGACTCTTTGTATTCGTTGTACTGGTCTACCATTTTAGCACCCAAAGGTTCTAAAACTTGTTCTCCTAAAAAATCTGCTAAGTTTTCAAAATGATCTTGGCCACCTTCTTCAGTTACCGCTCTTGGGTCAAATGCAATTTCTGCACCACCCTCTTCATCCATAGTAACTTCTACGTTACCTTGTTGGTTTTTCTTTTCAATAATCTCGTCTCGTTCTTGAATTAATTCTTCTTGTTTTGGAACTTCTATTACAGTTTCTGAAACGTTTGGAGTTGGTTTATCTATTGGCATCTATTCGGTTCCCTTTTGGTTTAATAAATTGAAGATGAATCCCTCTCCATCTTTGTATTTTTGATACTGGTCATATGCAGTCATAGCTGTGCTTACTGCAAGTCCCGGTAAACCTGCAAATCGTGTTATACCCCTAATTGTAGCAGGATTCAATCCTAATCTCAACGCCTTGTTCAAACCACCACCTTCTGCTATTCCACTAGCTTTTGCTAATGGCTCCATAGTTGCAAGTCCTAACCAGTTTAGTGGATTACTCGCAATCTCTGCTGTGCCTTTACCTTCTTTAACCTGTTGACCTATAAAGTATGCATCGATAGCTGCAACAGGTAATGGAGCTCCAACTCTTGCCATTGCTTTACCAACGTTAGCTAAAACACTTTTATTGGTTGCAGCTTTTAATGGCTCTTCTCCAACTTTAATTTCCATTGGATTATCGGCTGCATATTTTTTAAGATCAGCTTGTGCTGCAATATCATCCTCGTTTCCAGTTACAAATGCACCAATATCATTGTTCCATCTTAAATTTGTTTCTTTAAATGTATCAGCTAGTTTTGCATCGTCGGGTCTTGGTAATTTGTCCGCGGTTGTGACTTGGCCTGTATCAATTAAGTTTGCTAGTTGTTTAGAATCTTCTTTTAATGCTTTTAATGGTCCTTTAGTTGCAGTTATTGCATTATTTAATTTTACTGCAGCAGCTTTTGGATCCGCTTTTATAATTGCTTCGCACGCATCTATAGGTCCACCCAATGCTTTTGTTACAACAGCTCTACACCCACCAGGAATTGATTTAACTTTATCAATGAAAGAACCTAGTATTTTTGCTTTTGCTTCTTTAGTAATTTGTAATCCTCTTTCTTCAAAATCTTTTAAAACTTTTTTTGGATCTACTTTTTGTTCTGCTTTTACCGCTTCTGGTAAAGTTACTTTATTAATAAATTCTACTTCTGCCTCTGTTAATTCTTTAACAGGTTTATCAAACAAACCAAAGTCTATAGAAAAACCATAATTCATACCCACTGGTTTTGCTTTTAAAGTTTTTTCATCAATGTGAATACCCTGCAATCTTCCATCAGTTTTAGAAACTAAATCAGAAACTTTTAAATTTTCTGCTTCTAATTTTTTAGAAATATCTTTTGTTAAACCTTTTTTATTTGCTTCTTTAATTAAGTTTTTTTGTTTTTTATAAATAGAAATTAATTTATTTTCTGTTGGTGCTACAAGTAATCTATTTATTTCAGGTCTTTCAACACCTAGTTGAGATACGTTATAGTCATCTGCAAAATTTAAACTTAAACTAAGTCTATGTGCTAAATCTGTACCACTAAATTTTTTTGCTTTTTGAAATTGTTTTTCTTTATAAAGATCTGAAACTTTTTTAACTCTACCTAATCTAGCTTTAGTTTGTTTTCTAATTGTTTCAAATTCTGGTCTGCCAACAGGTCTTTCCTTAATCGCCTCTAACGATTGAAAAGTTTTCATAGGTTTTATTTCGCCGTCTTGTTTTAATTGTCTGATTAATTGTTCTGTTCTTCGAAGAGCGGTTACAAATTTTAATTTAGGAAAAGCAAGTTTAGCTATATTATCATTTTTTATTTTACCATAATTATCTTTAATAATTTTAATAGCTTTTTTATCTTGTCTAAATTCACCTAAGTTTTGTCCTGGAAGACCTCCTGGTTTTTTTAAACCTCTTACTCTTCTTTCAACTTTTTTAATTTCATTATTTCTTTGTTGAGGAGTTAAAGTTTTCCAAACTGCTGAAGGATTGTTTGTTTTATAACTTTCTTTTACTATCTCCGTAATTCCAGGAGTTTGTATTTCTGCTTCTGCTAATGTAATAATTTGACCTTTAGCTGGCACTATCGCCTCCTAGTGAACATCGTAGCGAGGCCACCTTTAGAATAATCCGTTCTTCCTTTACCACTTTTATTACTGACTGGACCACCTGTTGTTGCATTAATACCAAATCCCATTCCAGAATCAAAAGATTGCTTGCCATCACTACCTAATCCATAATTAGTTGGTCCGTGTATATTAGGATCATATTGTCTTTTTGATTCTGCTCTAGAAATAGCAGCATTTATTTTTTCAGCTTCTATTCGCAATCTTTCTCTTTCAGCTGCGTCGATTGCTTTTTTGTTATCATCCATAAATTTTTGTCTATTTTTTTTAGCTTTTAAAAACTCATTAATATTTTTAAAATCTCCAGGTTTAAAACCTGTAAAGGTTCCGGCTATCTGTCCATCATAAAAACCTGTTTCATCTACTTTATCACCAAATCCTAAAGACTCTAAGGCCATAGCAAAAGCAGGTTTAAAATTTATGCCAGCGTGATTAATATTTTTACCATCAAATGTTTGATAGTTGCCCAACGCTGGATTTTTATAACCAGTTACAGTTTGTTGTTCAAATTTTCCTGTCTTTGCATTGTAAACATCTTTTTGAAAAGTTTTTACATCACTAATATCTAAATTACCAAAAGCGCCACCACCGCCTTGTCTATCACCACCACCTGGTTGTATTTGTTGATTAATAATTCCTGTAACTTGTTCTGGTTGTGTCGTTCCGCTGCCCGGGGCTGTATATAAACCTCTAGCTGATAGCGCGTCGGCAATCTCTTGATCACTAAAACCATACGTGTTCATCGAGTTATAGATATCTAATGCCTGGCCCTCTAATGCCGGACCACCCATAAAAAAATTTTTTCTAGGTTCTTTCTCTGTAAATAAAACTTCTATACCAATCGCTCCGCCGTCCGCTTTTCCTAAAGCTTGATCTAAAAAATCTAACATATCTTCTAAATCTTTTATGGGTAAATCTTTTAAACTTTCATTATAACTATTTGGATATTTTGATCTTATCTCATCTAAATAAAATTCTTTTGATAACGCCATCAGTAGTATTCCTTTTCAGTTCGCGGTAATGGGTCTTCTTTGTAATCGTCAGGTAGATTTATAAATCCTCCCTGTCTAAAACGCATTAACGCCTGTGTTGTGCTGTCCACCAAATCGTCGTGATCTCCATACGGAAATGATGCACACTCCTCTATAACCTCATCCGCGTACTCCTCGTCGGGCGCCCAGATTATTCCGGACTCGAACATTGGAGCGACGCTAGCAACTCTCGAGAATTTATCCTGTCCTTTGCTAGGAGTGAAATTTATAACAGGTATCCCGATCTTTCTCAACTCATAAGTTAGTGGTTGGCCACTTGCTTTTGCCTCTATGATAACAGTATCGGGTCGCCAATATTTGTATTGTTCAAGTGCTTCTTTACGAAGTTCAGGAAACTCTAATCGTTCCTTATGTGCATCTAATAATATTAGATTAGGAGGGCTATCATCATCAGGATGAAAGACACCCCAAGTTGTTATTGCACTGTAATCAGCTGTCTCCTTTTTACTGAACGCTGTATCATAACTTTGTATAATATGTTGTAAAGGTGGTATTGCTGGTTTCTCCCAAAGTCTCCACCACTCTCGTTTAATAATACTACCTTCTTCTGCTGTTGGATTCTGCATCCACTGAGCATTCCATTTGCCCGCGGTCAGTGAAGCTTTAACACCTTCTAACTCTGACTTTTTCCAATACTGGGGCCAGATTGGTTTACCTGACGGCATAATTGCTGGGAACTCTACAATCTCCCATTTGTCTGCTTTAATATTTTTTTGTGATGCTAATAGTTTAGAAGTTAAATCTTTTACACTCCAACGTGTCATAACCACAACAATTGCTCCACCTGGCTGCAAACGCTGACGTGGACCTGATGTATACCAATCATAAGCACGTTCCAGCGCTTCTGGATTTAATGCGTCTTGTTCCGAGTGTGGGTCATCAATAATTAATAAGTCCGCACCACGGCCCGTGATCGCCGATCCAACACCGGCTGCGTAGTATTCACCACCTTGTTCTGTTTCCCATTTACCCGCGGCTTGCGAATCTTCTCTTAACTTTGTGCCGAAAATGTTTTGGTATTCGGGGCTATCAATTAACGTTTTAGCTTTACGACCGAATCGTATAGCGAGCTCCGTGGTGTGTGTTGTTTGAATTATTTTTAAATTTGGTTTACGTCCAACCATCCAGGCAGGAAGTAAAAAAGATGCAAACTCAGACTTTGTATGTCTTGGTGGCATATTAATAATTAATCTTTTAATTTTACCTTTTGCAATCTTATCAAACTTATCTGCTATTTCTTTGTGATGTCTGCCTTCAATAAACTCTGGCCACATCTCTTTGACAAAAGCCATAAAATTATTTGTAATCTTATGTACCTTTTCTTTTTTTTCAAATGTTCTTTTGAGTAAATGTAAATGTTGTAGCTCTTCGTATGTTAAATGCTCCGTAAAGTCGGCTCTAAAACAACGTAGTATTTCTTCCGGTAAACCGTTCATAAAAAATTTTTGCAGAATTTTTTGAGATTCTGTTTTCCTCTCGTTTTAAATTTATCACTTATTTAAGACTAAAACAAACTGTATATGTGTATATGTTGGGACCCCTATCTGTTTTGGGGTGGGTGGGCCCATCGTTCGCAAGCACAACCTGTAATTGTTTGGGACCCCTCGGGGTGGGTGGGCCCAAAGGTCACGAGCTATGTAGTTATTGCATAGGGTATGGGATTTATCCCATACCCTATATGTTGTGTCAAGTATTTAACGTATAATATTTTCCTTCTTTTGTAGTAAACATTTTTTCTATTTCCATTGTCCTTAACTCTTCAGACACTTTGGTTAATTGTTCTGTCTCTTTTATTTTTAAAGCAAGATCAATTATTCTTTTAACTAATTGTTTATCAGTCATTACGCGACCTCACTTGTTATCCAGACTTTACCAACCGCGCAACGATAACCAAGTTGGTCGAGATCATAATAAGTTATATATCTGATCTTACCTGCCAAGTCTTTTACGACCCTGCATTTCTCGTTCCATTGTGCACGTCTCGTTATTTGTCTAGTGTCCTTGCCGTTCTTTAGCTTCGGTCTTGCTTCACCATTATGGGTCATTGGTCTATATGTTATTATAAACTTTTGACCTATGTTTAGTTTATCAATCATAATAGCCCCGATCCTTTACAGATATCACAATCCTCAAAATATTCTTTTGAGAGATCCTCTTGAATTTGTCCTTCCCCTTCACAATTTGGGCAAGTAGTTGCTTTAAACAAATCTTGAGTTAGTTCTTTATCTATTTTCATATTTTATCCTTTCTATGTTATGGGATTTTATACCAAATCCCATAACATTAGTCAACCCTTAATTTTGGGCTAATTGTTTGATCTTGGAGGTGTCAACATTCCAAGTCAAGCCAATATGCTTAACGACCAGATTTAAACTCTGTTTAAGTTCGTCTGGAGTTCCGCTTTCCATTACGTTATCTATTGCCTTTTGTTTTAGGTCTTTTAGGTCTTTGAGTTTAGCGCCTTCAGGTCTTCTCTCAATTTCCCTGTCAACCAAGTCTTTAGCCCATTCTCTTAATTGCTCTTCGCAGTCGGATAGTCTTAACCTATCTTCATCACGATCAAAAGCATAAGACAAGTGCTTGTCTTTTTCTTTTTTTGACTGCTTCTCAAAAAAAGTTTTAGCGTCGTTTTGAGCTTCCTTCATAAACTCTTCAGCTTCCTTCATCTTTGCCAAGATTTTATCTGCGCCCATTTTCTTTGCTAGTTTCTTTACAACATTATTAGTCGCTTCAGTTCTATACTGCTTGATTAA